CCGTCTCGAGGCCGAGCTCGAGCAGTTGCGCGGGCAGCGTGCCGGGTGCAGGTATCCCGCTTGCCTGGACGGCGGCGGGCGGTGCCAGGCGATGTTTAAGGGCGAGTGTTCTGGACCTAAGCAGGAGGTAAAGCCGTGACCATCGAAAAGCTGATGGAAGTCTACGTTGAGCGAGGGAAAAAGGAACGGCTGCGCGACGAGTTCGCGATGGCGGCGTTGGCGGGGGTTACCTCGTCGGTAAATGACGAGATTTCCGTGGGGCAAGTTGAGGGCATCGCGGAAATTGCGTATGCGCTTGCCGACGCCATGCTGCGGGCGCGGGAGGTGAAGCCGTGAGCGACATCACCCTGCCCCGCGCTGTGGTCTGGAGATTACACGCGGCGTTCAGAGACGCGGACAAAACGATTAGGCCAAGCGGCGAGAAATCGGATTACAGCGCCGAAATCGCCGCCCTCGACGCCGCGCTCGCGGAGCCGGAGCCGGAGCACATCCACACCTGCGGTTCCGACTGCCAGAAGCCCTTGTGCGTGAACCGGCGGCGCGAGATTGCCGCAGCGGTTGAGGCCGAGCGGGAGGCAATTTGCCCGATTGTTTACGGGCTGTGCGCGTCGGATAACAACGCGCAGGAAATCGTCAACGCCATCCGTGCGAGGGGGAGCAAATGAGCCTCGCCCTGCTGACCGAGGTCCGCGACGCCCTGCGCCGGATGGACCCCGCCTGGTGCGTGCTGCACGGGAAGGAGCAGCTGGCCGAATGGGAGCTCGACGACCTTCTCGAGCGCGTAGAAGACACCGTAGAGGAGAGCGAAGATGCAAACCGTGACTAAGTGGCTGGCCGTGGCCGTGCTGATGGTTTCGACGGCGTGGGGATCTGAGCCGCCGATGCTAATCGGCACCGTCGAGAACAAGGCGGGCGGGCAAATCATGTTCACGAGCCGCCCCTGCCCGCGCGAGAAGGACAAGCGGTTTGTGTTCATCCGCGACCAAGGTGGTCAGGTCAGCGCGGCGGGCTGCTGGGTCTACAAGGACAAGCTCTTCTGGGTGTTTTGGTCTGACGGCGACGTCTTCAGCTACGACCTGGACGCCTTCGAGCCGACGCCAGACTTCGAGGCCTACCTCGAGACGCTTGAAGGGGTGCAGTCGTGATCGGGGACCGCGTGGCCGAGCTCGCGACCCGCGCTGTGGTCATCTGCGCGGTGGTGGCGGTCGCCGTCTGGCTGGTGCTGTGATGGAGAAGCCGCCCGACTTCGACGGTCTTTTCCGGCTGCTGCGGGACGCTGCGATCGTGCTCCTCGGCATCCTGCTGTTTTTCGCCATGCTCGTGGAGGTGATGTCGTGAAGCGCAGTGCAGGCAGGCCCCCATCGGTGACGATGGAGCAGTACCAGCGGGTCCTCGATGTAAAGGCCGCTCGTGCGGCGCTGCCGACGAATAAGGAACTTGCCCGCGAGCTCGGGGTTCCGGTGTCTACCATCATGGGTTTGCTTGGGCGCGGGCTAAAGGCGTACCAACCGAGGAAAGCGAATGGGCGCAAGTCAAAGGCGTAAGGGCGCATCCGGTGAGAACGAGCTCGCCAAGATTCTGAGCGACCAGCTCGGCTGGGTGGTCAGGCGCAACATTGGGCAGGCCCGTGACGGCGGGGACGACATCACGACCGGCCAGTTCCGGTGGGAGGTCAAACGCAGGAAGGGCATCGCGGTCCACGAGTGGGTCGAGCAGGCCGTCCGTGCATCCGGTCCCGGCGACATCCCGGTGGTCGCCTGCCGGGGTGACGGGAAGGGGTGGCTCGTGGTGATGCGCCTTGAGGACGCCCTGCCGCTGATCCGTGGCGAGTTGCCGCAGCGGTAGCCGGGGGGTTAGACTTGGGGCATGACCGAGACTGAGCGGAAGCCTTGCCTCAACTGCAACAGCAGCGGCTGGGTGGCCGACTGGTCTGGCGGGTGGGTGCGGTGTCCCGACTGTGAGCCGCCGCCCCCGCCGAAGGTCGAGGTCGAGTTCGTGCGTGGCGCGAAGGTCCGGCGCAAGCCGAAACTGCCCGAAGCAGCGTGAGGTAACGAGATGCCTGGTCCCGGTTTATACGCAAACATCAACGCTAAACGCGAGCGCATCAAGGCCGGTAGCGGCGAGAAGATGCGCAAGCCCGGCAGCAAGGGTGCGCCGACTGCGAAAGCGTTTCGCGAATCCATCAAGACCGCGCTCAAGCGGAAGTGAAGGCGCAGCTGCTCGGAGATAACGGCGACCAGGAAGGCGAGGATCTGTTCGGCTTTCGTCGCCGGAGAGGTGGTGCAATTCTGGGAGGAGCCGTCGGCAGGGTGCCAAGACTTTCGCCGAGGGCTACCGCCGGTGTCGCCGCTGCTGGACTCGGTGGCCCGACACCTACGCCGGTACCGGGTGGTCCGGGTGGACGGCCTCGAGAGCCGGGAGATGTCAACATCGTATGAAGACGCCAGCATGGCAGCGAAAGGCAGGGCAGAGCAAGAAGGGCGGTCTCAACGAGGCCGGTCGCCGCTCTGCCAAGGCCGAGGGGATGAACCTCAAGGCTCCGGTGAAGTCAGGGGACAACCCGAGACGCGCCAGCTTCCTCGCCCGGATGGGCAATGCCCCCGGCCCGATGGTCGGGAAGGACGGCAAGCCGACACGCCTCGCCCTCGCCCTGAAGGCATGGGGTGCGAACTCGAAGGAAGACGCCAGGGCGAAGGCCAAGGCGATTAGCAACCGCAACAAGGGGGAGTGACCATGCCGCTCAAGAAGGGATACAGCCAGAAGACCATCTCGCGCAACATCTCAGCCGAGGTCCGCGCCGGTCGCCCCCAGAAGCAGGCGGTGGCGATTGCACTAGACACGGCTCGCAAAACAGCCAAGAGCGCCGGTAAGGGAATGGCAGCACGCAAGCTGATGGCGAAGAAGTAATGCCTCCACAGACACGATCCAGAACAGGTAGCGTCCAGAAGGTACTGAAGGCCAATGCCTCGGTGCCTTGGGTTCAGCGTGCGCTCAACCCAGAAAAATACCCTATGCCGGAGGTCTCCCCAGAAGGTGAGATCATGACTCACCGCATGGCAGCAGAGATTGGGCCTGACGGCAAGGCTTACGCATTCCCTACCGTTGTCCTGCAGGGCAACAGATATGTCGAACTGCCTCTTGATCAGGCGATGAATCGCGCTCTGAAAACGGGCGATTTTATCAAGACCGACAACATCGAGAAGGCGGTCGAGATCACCAAGAAGTACAAGGGCGAAAAGTTCAACCAGTTTTATGGGCGGGCAACCAAGCGCCTGATGGCGAAGTGATGCCAGGAGGCAGACCAAGCATCTATACGCAGGAACTCGCAGACCGCATCTGTGAGCGGCTGGCATCCGGCGAGTCCCTGCGGGCTATTTGTGGGGATGACGGGATGCCGGTGTGGTCAACCATCGGTAAGTGGTTGAAAGAAAAGCCGGAGTTTTCGGCGCAATACGCACGCGCACGCGAGGATCAGGCCGAGGCTCACGCCGACCGCATCATCGAAATCGCGGACGACGAGACCATCGACGCGAACCACAAGCGCATCATGGTGGACGCTCGCAAGTGGGTGGCCTCGAAGCTCAAGCCCAAGCGGTACGGCGACAAGCTCGACCTTGAGCACAAGGGTGAGGTCGGTCTGACGGTGGTCGTGAAGCGGTTCTCGGATGTCGATAATCCTACCGGCTAACGGCTGGGCTCCTCGCCACTACCAAAGCCCAGCGTGGGCTGCTCTGGAGGGCGGCTGCAAGCGTCTCGCGCTTTCTTGGCACCGAAGATCGGGGAAGGACGACTTGAGTCTGCACTGGGCAGCGGTCAGCGCCATGACCAGAGTGGGCGGCATCTGGCACATGCTTCCCCAGGCGAACCAGTCCCGGAAGGCCATCTGGGACGCGGTGGACCCGCATACCGGGCGGCGGCGCATCGACGCTGCATTCCCGCCCGAGCTGCGGGAGACGACCCGCGAGCAGGACATGTTCCTGCGGTTCAAGAACGGTTCGACTTGGCAGGTGGTCGGCAGCGACAACTACAACAGCCTGATCGGCTCCCCGCCCATGGGGGTGGTGTTCTCCGAGTACGCCCTCGCCGACCCGAATGCGTGGGCGTTCCTGCGTCCCATCCTCGCTGAAAACAACGGCTGGGCGATATTCATCTCGACCCCGCGTGGTCGGAATCACTTTGCCCGTCTGGTGGACTACGCCCGCAAGGACCCGGCGTGGTTCGGGCAGGTGCTCACCGTCGAGGACACCAAGGCCATCTCGAAGGACATTATCGACCGCGAGCGCAAGGAGCTGCGGGTCGAGCGCGGTGAGAAGGAAGCCGAGGCCATCATCCGGCAGGAGTACTACTGCGACTTCGATGCCGACATTCCGGGTGCGTACTACGGCGATGCTATCCTCAAGGCCGAGCAGGGCGGCAGGTCTGGCGAGTTTCCGCATATCGTCGGCCAGCCGGTCGGCACCGCATGGGACATCGGCATCGGCGACTCGACGGTGGTCTGGTTCTACCAGCTCGTCGGCCACAAGGTGCGCATCATCAATGTCCTTGAAGGCTCCGGCGTCGGGCTCGAGTGGTACGTTAAGAAGCTCCTCGCCATGGACTACGTGTACGGTGACCACATCTGGCCGCACGACGGCGCGGTGAAGGAGTGGGGTTCTGGCAAGTCCCGGCTCGAGACAGCGGCGGGGTACGGTCTCAAGCCTCGGGTGCTGGAGGCTGACTCGGTGGACGATGGCATCCAGGCGGTGCGTCAGATGCTGCCGGTGGTCGAGTGGAACAAGG